AATGACCGACAAGACCGAGAGTGTTAGAGAAGTCTCCGTTATACCCAGAGCCACCGCTTCCGAATACATCGTTGTTAGCTTCACCATCACCAGTAGTAGTGGAAGACAGATCCGTTGAAGGAACATGATTACTCTTCAAGATGTTAATCCCTGCAATCTGAGGAATAGTACCTTGAGCAACAGAACCTTGACCACCAACATCGGTATTCAAAGCACTATTAGCTACATTGATTCCAGTAGTTGCTCCACCAGTAATCAATTTGTAGTACTCTTCTGGACGAATAACGCAGAAACGACCATCACTAGGAACATCGTTTTCGTCAAGCTTACGAGCAGCACTAAAGAGTGCGCTAATAAGTTCTCCACCAGTAGGAGCATCGTTAGTGTCATCACCAGAGCTATAGCCAGAGTCACTAAGGAACTTATTCTGACCAACGTCTAGACGCTCACCAGCGGCACCACCAGTTAGGTTAGCAGCAGAACGAGCAGCAGCGATAAAGGTCTTGAGTACAGCAGTATCAAAACGATTAGCGAGGGCATTACCCAGCTCAGTTGCATAAACGCTACGGATGTCGTAGTGATTCATAACATCATCGATATTAGCTAGGAAGGTAGAAGCCAACAGAACCTTGTCGATGGTGATTACCTTCTCGCTCTTTGCGATGTCCGATATGTAGCTGTTACCGCTATCTGCAATGTTCTGACCGACTGTGTGGTACTTTGCAGAAGCAACTCCAGTTACAGGAAACTGTGCAGACTTGCCATCACTAATCGTACGGATCGTGTGCAGAGGTTTCATAATGTTCTTTTCCTCAAATGTGGTAAGAATCTCACCACTAAACTTTTTAAGGAATAGTTCTGTGTTATCTGAGCCACCTTGTTTAAGGCCGACCCGTGATGGGGAGGTATCTCCGTTTGCCATGATATGGTCTTTCTATGTTTGAATATGTTTAACTATTAAGTTGTAACTTCTACCTAGCGTCTGGAAGTTGTCCACCTTAGCGGGCTTCTACTACTCAATGTATAATTACGATCAAAAAAAAATAAAACCCCTCACCAAGGGAAAGAAAGCAAAACCTTGATGAGGGGCATGATAGGTAATACCAAACCAATAATACTAACTAAAAATTGTCATATAGTAGGATCATTCTTCTTCTGGCTCTAAAGCACCCATATGATGTCCTTCGGGATAGTCAACTTTATTTGCTGATAATTCCCAATCTTCACCATTCCAAAAGTATACTTTACCCTTTACGTTCGGACCTACTCTTAGAATCTGGCTCTGAGAGTCCACGAAGACTACCCTCGTATTGCCGCATCCGCTCAAGAAAACGCTCACGATCAGGACTGACAGGAGCATCTTTAGCTTTGACTGGTTTTTTGATTTCACGGATTACGTTTTTAAATAGTGCATTAAATAAACTTTGTAGGATAGCTATAACTATCTTCACTTTTCTTTAGCTTTGCCTACGTTTAATGCTAGTGTATCGATTAATGCATATAGCTTTTTAACGATGCCGTCATCCTTGGGAGTAGGAGTTAAAGCGGCAACTGCTGAAGCTAATGCTACTGCTGATGTGAGGACAAGGACAATGCCTTCCCAATTTGATTGTACGAATTGCATAGTGTTTAGAGGTTACTTGCTTTGAGCCTCCTGTCAACTTCTGCATGGTATGCCTTGTCTCCAGCTTTATAACGTGGATCACTCATGGCTTGCCTTACAGCTTGCATATCTGCGAAAGGAGTTACACCAGTACCACTAGTGTTGCCCATAGTAAGATTAGGTTGTGATGTTCCTGATTTGTAACGAGCATAAAGACCACTAACTGCCATCTTAGCAGCATTAATATCTAGTCCTTCTACTACATTGTTGTAAGCTTCAAGTTCGTCAGGTTGTAGGTTTTGTACTGCCCACTTCCCCATCTCCTCGTACTCCCCATTAGCCGCCCCTTTAATTTCTGTTGCTCGTTGAGCAGTAAGTGCCTGTTGACCAGCAATATAACTATTAACAATATCCTCACTAATACCAAACTCAGCAAGTGTCTCGTATGTTTCCTTAGAAAGTTCACCTTTCCCATGAAACTCTTCAGATGCATATGTAAGAACTTCAGAAGTATTAGCTTCTATAGTTTCTTCACCTTCTTTAGTTTCCGTATTACCTTGCGATAATTTCTTTTCTAGTTCCTGATAGGAGCTAACTAGATCTTCAATACTCTTAAACTTATCGGGTAATCCTTCTGGTCGTTCACCTTCTCCAAGTTTCAAACTACCATCATCTTGTTTCTCTTCCGCTACTTCTTCTTGTGAATCTGTAGCAAGATGCTCTGGTTGTGGTTGTTCTTCTACTGTTTCGGATGTAGGTTCAAGCTCTCCTTGAGTTGGTTCGTTAATTTCTACTGTAGTTAGTTCTGCCATCGTTATTCCTCAGTTGGTTCGGGAGGCTCTTGCTGGGCTAAAGCCTGTTGACTCATTGCATTAATAGCTGGTCCTCCTAATTGAGACGCTAAAGCTTGCATCTGAGCCTGTTGGTTTGCTTGCGCTACTTCCTCCTCTGTTTTAATTAGTCCCTCAGTTTCTATACCAAGAGAAGTCGCTCGTCTAGTAAAATAATCACTAACGTTTAGATACTGTTGTACTGCTTCTGGACCTACAATCTGATTAGCTCCTGCTATAAACATATCCAATTTATTAAGATCATTACCCCTACCAAGTGCTTCTACACCTGTGGTAATAGTAGGTTTAACGATGTCTTTTGGAAGCTTAGGCATCTTGTTCTTCTTCCTCATACGTGCCATCAACCGCTCTACTAGTGGCATTTGGAACTCTTGACTAAGGATACTATACAGTCCACCAAGAGCAGTCTCTAGTTCCTGACTAAGCATACGGATTTCTTCAGCAGTTACTCGTTCAGCTTGTCTAACTACACTACTGTTAAGTAGGAATGCATTGCTCAGTCGCTCCTGTATTGCTCTCATTGTTTCTTGAGCTACACGGAAGTCATTAAACTTTTGCAACTGTAATACACTAATGTCTCCAGCATTTCCTTGAACGATTGCTCCGTTAGCACTATCCGATAATGTACGTGCTTTAGTAGTTCCGTTAGGATTAACTAGAAATAGAACTTTAGCAGCAGCAGCAGAGCCTTCTACAATGGCTTGGGTAAGAGCTTCAAGAGATTTAAGATCACCTAAGTATTCTTCTACAAATCCCCGTCCGTAATTCTCTCCATCTATCCTTGTATAACGTAGGGGAATAAATGGTGATTTATCTATATCGTATGATCCAAAAGATTCATCAATGGGAATGCCTTTAACATCCTGATAAACCATAAACTTATTACCTTTACGAACTACAGCAGTATACAAGTCGCAAGTATCTTCTTTACTGTCTCTATATACTGCATCTTTAACGCTATCTGGTAGTAAGAAGGGAGCAATGGTTTCCTTGGTAGCTATGTGAGTTACGTTCCCCATTGGATCACGTTTAACAACATAACGATCAGGACGAAACACTCTCATCCCACCTTCATCAGGTAGATATACAAGAGCATTTCCTGTAACGATTAGATTCTTGAGAGCTTCAAAAGCTCCAACACGAAACGCTTCAGACTCAACCTCTTGCATAACGCTTCGCTCTATTTCAGCTAAAGCTTTTTCAAGTTCGGTTTTAATCTCTTGGGTTTCAATCTCTCCAAGCTCAGTCTTTGCTTTTTCTAGTTCATAGTTATCAATCGATAATCTAAAGAACGGAGCATTAGGGGGAAGGAGAGCTAACAAAAGCTTACTAGCTAAGTTGTTAACCCCTCTTGCCCCTACTCCTTGGAATGGCGTTTTATATTCTGTGGAACTAGTGTGACCATCAGGAGGTAAAACGTATGGAATAGTTAACTCAGAGGCTTCTCTACCTCTCCTCAAGAAAGGATCACGACTTGCCTCCAGTTGTGTGTAAAGGTGTTGTGCTGTCTCGCTTGAGGATTCCATAATAATATTAAGCTACAGTTACAGTTAGGTTGCCAGCAGAGATTTGGAATGAGTCACCATCATTAACGGTAGCGGAACTGTCTAAAGCAGTCCAAAATAGTAGTTCACCACCAGAGGCACTATCGAATATACCTATGCCTGTGACAGTTCCCCAATTTCCACCGTCTGCCGAAAATCCAGTAATATCTGTAGCACTAGAAAGACTGCCTCCTGTGCCGCTTGCTGTACCAAACTTATCGGTAATAGCCACACGGGAATAGTTGTTTCCGCTAACTTCTGTACCGCCACTTGAACCTTCGTCGCTTGCCGATGGGTTGGCTGTAAAAAGTCCAAGGTGAATAGCAGTCGGTGCTGTAATGTTTGTTTGATTGAGATAGCAGTTAAGTATCTGGTTCTCAACGTAGTCTGATGCTTTTGACATGATTAGTGTCTCCTGTTATTTATATGTGTGTTTGTTAAAGTCCTTCGGGATCGGTGTACCACTCACCTTCGGGATTGTTTAAAATGCTTAACATCTCAGCCTGTGTGTAGGTAGTCTTACCTTCTAGCCATGCTGGTGCTGTGCCTTCATACTTAACGAAAGTTTTGGTGCTGTCGTTGTTCCATCGGAGTGTTTCAAAGCTGGTTTCAAGTACTTGGCTAAAGTCTATAGCATTCGCTTCTGTAGCGTTTAGAATTACGTATTGTCTCATGGTGTAGTTGTACTGAATGTAGGTCCGTTTGTAAGTGTTGCTGTGTTTCCGTTACCGCTAGTATCTGTTACGGACGTTCCTGTGTTTTCTTCCATTCTCCAGTAGAATTGCAGGTCGCCACTTCTGTCTGTGTCGTAGGAACCAGAGGTAGTTAAGTCATTAGGTGTACCGCTATTATAAATAGCCGTTGCGTCAGAGGATGACAAAGCTACATCCCATACCGCTGCTTCATCTATCAGTCCTTTTACGTAGCGACTAGCTGCTCCATAGCCATAGCCTAATCTAAATTCAGAACCTAAACTAAGGTCATTAGAGCTTACGTCTGAGTTAGAAAGTGTTAGGAATGACGAACCATCTTTATAGAGTGTTAATGTATTTCCGCTTCTTACTAGAAGAAAATGATACCACGTACCAGCAGTTACGTCAGACGTACTAGAACTAGCAGACTGTGTGTAAGAGCTTCCATAGTAATTGTTTACTCTAACCTTGTATCCGTCACCACTTCTTCCTGTTAATCCTAGACCTTGGTATGTGTTGGTTGTTGAGCTTGCATTTGCGCCAAACGCTAGGAAGTAAGGATGGTCTTCTGTTGCTCCGCTAGTCATGTTAAACCAGAAAGCAATAGAATAGTCTCCTGTTCCTATGCCTGATGGTGAGAAACTTGTTTTTAAATAATCATTTGAACCATCTAGGTTAATACTAAACTGGTTAAATACTGGTACGTCTGTACTAAATGTTGGTCCGTTATTTAATGTAGCGGTATTGGAATTTGATGAACTATCAGCTACAGTTGTGCCTGTATTTTCTTCCATCCTCCAATAAGCAACCAGATTAGAATCAGAACTTTGGTTAGCAGGAGCGCCACTATTGTAAATTGCTGTTATGTCGCTGGCTGAAAGCGTACTATCATAAAGAGCAAACTCATCTATTTTTCCGTTAGTTGGATTTTGATAGAGGTTGCTACCATTCTTTAATCCACCAATGTGCATAGGCTCATAGGAACCTGAGTCACTAGTCCATGTAAACGAGATAGTACCAACGCTTGATCCGTTTAGGTAGTAGGTGAATGTTCCAGAACTTCCTCCGCTAAACGTGTATGCAACATGATACCATACACCTGTAGCCATTCCATGTGATAACGTAGATGTATCAAAGGATGTACCTATTGCAGCACGAACATTACTACCTGTTATACCAAAGTAGAACCTACCAGTACTTGCTCCGTAGCGTCCGAAAAAGTCTTGAGTTGTACTAACATCATCCAACTTAACCCAGAGGCTTGCGCTAAATCCATTCTTTAGATCGTAAGTGTTGGTTACTAAACTGGTAGATAAGTAATCATTTGTTCCGTCAAAGTCTAAACTGTAATTATTGGACCATGCTGGTATGTCTGTGCTAAATGTTGGACTGTTATAAAGAGTTGCTGCATTTGAATTTGAAGAGCTGTCGGCTACACTTGTGCCTGACCCTTCCTCCATTCTCCAATGACCTTGCAGGTTAGCAGACGAAGCGTAGTTTCCAGCGTCAGTTGTTAGGTCAGTCGGCGCACCATTGTTGTAAATAGCTGTCACTTCGGACGCTGTCAGTACGTCATCCCAGATGGCAACTTCGTCAATAAGCCCGTCAAAGTATTGAGAAGATGTTGCTGCGAAGTATCCAATATTTACACCTACCGCAGCGTTGTTCATGGTTATTCCGCTATTGCCGCTGGAGGTTACGTTGGTGTAGTTACCTGTGCCTGTTCCCAGCGTAAGTGCAGTACCATCAACGTATATGTCTATCGTGCCGCTGGTTTTGTTCGTTACTACAACATGATGCCATGCGTTGTCGTTAAACGTGTCTACTGTATCAATGGTGTAGCCTGTACCACTTGAATTAAAACGCACCCATCTCAGTTTATTACTGACTAACAGGAGGATGTAAGATCGTGGTTGTCCACCTCCACCATCCTTGTCGATGATTCTGTTATTGCTACCACTAGACGTTTTGAACCACGCGCTGATGGTCATGTTGCCTGTTATTTGCAGGTCTGACGGATTGCCAATACTGAGATAATCGTCTGTGCCATCTAGGCTGATGCTATAGTCGTTACTCCATGCAGAAGGTGCTGTAACAGTACCACTAGCTGATGCTGATAGATTGACTTGGCACGATGCTGTTCCTGAGTGTGCTGTAAATGCTGTACCATTAGCACTTGCTGTAACATTTACGGATACTGTTGCTGATCCTGAGTGTAGTTCTAATAAGTCACCACTAGCAGATGCCGTAACGTTGATTGAACAGGTTGCTGCTCCTGAGTGTAGTTCTAGTAAGTCACCATTAGCAGCAGTTGTTATGGTTACAGAACAGGTTGCTGTTCCTGAGTATGTAATAGGTACAACACTATGTTCACCCATCTTCCACCAACCAGCAAGATTACTGCTACCTTCTAGGTTGGTTCCATTACCACTATTATACAGGTTGGATGCTTGAGTGCTGGTAAGTTCGGTTGACCAAAGTGCTATATCATCTAGCTTACCATTGTATTCATATATAGGAGTAGTGTCGGATGAGCTGGTTAAAACTCCAGCAATACCTACGCAATCGTTTGTACTATCGTAATCGGATAGCGAAAAAGAAGCACTTGATATTGTACTTAAAGCTACCGCTGATCCGTTAACATAAATCGTAGGTACAGCAGAACTACTTACTGTTACTACAACGTGTGTCCATGCGGATTGAGTGCCGTCAGAATAAACATTATTAGTTGTTTCTTTTATGTTTTGTATTTCTGAAGAACCTGAATAGAAGATTATGCTAACTCTAAGCTTGCCTCCTACCTGCCTTAAATCCCATCTCCAATTTTCTACACCTGACACATTGCCAGAGTAAGCAGAGAATATGTATTCATTTGATCCCGAAAGTACACCATCGTCAGGTTTGGTCCATACGCTTAAACTGAATGGAGATTGGAAGGTGCTTTCAAAGTTATTATCGATACGACCTGCTTGACTACTAGCACTATCAAAGTCTGTAGACCTAGTACCAACTGCTGCATCAGTTACGAATGTAGGATCATTGAGCAGAACCATGTCGTTACCATTGCTTGTCTCATCAGGTACTTGAGTGCTGGTATTAAATCCTGCTGCACTTGCACTTAGATTAACCTGACAAGAGGCTACACCTGCATGAAGTGTAAACGTTTCACCAGATGCAGTAGCTCCGATGGTAATAGATGCTGTAGCTGAACGTGCTATAACACTAATACCTCCAGCAGTAACTCCAATGTTAACACGGATGGTAGCTTTCGCTTCACTATCTAAAGGCAAAGTCTGCGTCAGTTCCGAAGAACGTGATAGACTAGAAGGTAACTTAGGAAAGGCTGAACCTCCTTGAGTTACATTCGATAATGCCTTTAGTGCCATGCGTTAGAGGGAGTTTGTTGTACCAGTTGCGTAGACAGTTACAGTTCCAGCACTATGACTAGTAGTTTTTGCTCGTAGCTTTTCGTAATGACCTTCGTCATCTCTAATCATAAAGCTTCCAGCACCACTAATAATTTCTTGATGGATACTGTACCAGCTTGCACCTACATAAGCTTCAATATCAACAGTAACACTTGCTGAACCTGTAGCTTCAATACTGTAGGTCCAACCTTTAGCACGTTCTACTGGATGTGGACTTCCTGTTGTAGCTGTACTGACTCCGTTAAGAAGCGTCTCCTTCTGTAAGGAAATAAGATTGGGACTAATGTTCATACGTTTACTCCTGTACCTGTTGATCCGCTATTGGTTCCGCTAGAGATTCGTAAAGATCCTACACCTCTACGTTTTCTTTTAACTTGGGATGTTGTAGTCCTTCCATCTCGTTCCGTAGTCATTGACAAAGTTGCCATAGGAGTTGGAGGTGGAGGAGCTGG